GGCTAATACATTTAAATCAGTAACAAAGACAGGTGGAGCAACTGCGGCTAATACAGATATAACTGTTTATACTGTACCTGCTTCAACAACTACTATTATTATTGGTTTGACAATTAGTAATCTTATAAATACTAGTATTACTGCTGACGTAAAATTAGAAAATGCTGATGGTGATAATATTCATATTGGTAAAAATCTTCCAATACCCTCCGGCAGTGCGTTAAATGCATTAACAGGAAAAGTTGTAATGGAAACAGGAGATATTTTAAAAGTTCAAAGTGATACAACCAATAGTGCAGATATTGCTTTAAGTATTATGGAGATTACATAAAATGTCATATATAGGATATAAACCAGATGTTCCTGGTGATGATACCGTAACAACAGCAAAGATAATTAATGGTGCAGTAACAACGGCTAAGATAGCTGATGATGCAATTGATGGAACTAAGATAGCATACGATGTTTCTGTAGGTAATACAGCTAATACCAATAGTAGTCAAGGTGATAACCCTATTACCACATATTTCTATGAAATAGCTACTTGTGCTAATGCTGGCGATGCCGTTACTTTACCTACAGCTGCTGCTGGTAAAGTTGTAGTGATAGCTAATAATGGGGCTAATGATGCTGATGTATTTCCTGCAACTGGAGATAATATAGATGCAGCTGGTACTAATACCGCTTATTCATTAACTAGCGGTACTAATGTGATGTTTATATCACAGGATGCTACTGATTGGGACACTATTAGTGGTGGTAGTGGTAGTGGCAACTCAACAACCGAAGGGTTATACGAACACGCACATACGATTAGTGCTAACTACTCAATAACAAGTGGCAATAATGCGTTAACTGCTGGCCCAGTTACAATCGACACAGGAGTATCAGTTACAGTACCCACTGGCTCGACTTGGGTTATAGCATAGGAGCAATATATAAATGTCAAAAGTAAAAATTACAGGACACGCTAGCGGTACAGGCGTTTTGACGGTGACAGCACCGAACACCTCGACTGACCGCACGATTACACTTCCAGATGCTACAGGGACTCTGCTGAACAGTGATGGTGATGGGAGTAGTTTGACTGGTGTAGGCGGTGCTTGGACTGTTATTACTTCACAAACAGCGTCAGCATCTTCTTCATTAGATTTTACAGGGATTAATTCAACATATAGCACTTATGCGTTTGTGCTGAGTGACATCGTTCCAGCAACGGACACAACGGAGCTTAATTTGCTCACATCAACGGATGGCGGTAGTTCTTATGATAATTCGTCTGCAAACTATTATTATGCGACTTTAAGTTTAGATGATGCTGGGTCTGCCCAAAACACCTATACTGGGGTAGGGAATTCAATTATGCGTATCATAGGCTCTGCTCAGTCAATGGGTAATGCTTCTGGTGAAAGTGGGAGTGCTATTGTTTATTTGTACGAACCATCAAATGCTTCTACAACAACTAAGTGTTCTTGGACGGCTAGTTGGGTAAATCAAACTGGGAAAAATCTAATAGGAATAGGATCAGGTAGGCGTAATTCTATTGCGGACGTAGACGCTGTACGTTTTATACAGAGTTCTGGAAACATAACATCAGGGAAAATAACGATGTATGGCATAGCCACATCATAAGGAGACTATATGCCTAGACACAGTATGGTAAACGGTGTTCGTGTAAATTGGACACCAGAACAAGAAGCACACCGTGACGCAGAAGAACAAGCGTGGGCTGATAAAGCCCCCGAACGTGAACTGAAAGCCTTCTACGACAAACGCAAAGAAGAGTATCCAACAATAGAAGAACTGGTAGTAGCCCTTTACGACCCTGAAGATAAAGCTGAGATTGATAGGCGTAGAGCGGAAGTAAAATCTAAATACCCAAAGGGGGCTGAATAATGTCAACAATTAAAAGTTCCTCGGAACATTTGACCCTTAACGCTGACGGGGCATCAAAAGACATTAAGTTCCAAGCCAACGGGGTAGAGAAGGCTAGTATCAGTAGTGCTGGTGCGTTTACCTCAACGACTATAGATGCTACGGCTCTTACTGGGAATCTCCCTGCCATTGACGGAAGTAGTTTGACTGGTATCACTACGGGAAACAAACGTAATTTTATAATCGATGGAGATTTTACGCAGTGGCCTGAAGGGACATCACGAGTCAGAGCAACGGGAGAATATGCCTCTGCACTCTTTGAGTATAATGGGCATACTACGGCAAACTGGAATGCGAATAGAAGCACAACCGTGCCAACGGTGGCAGAGAGTAGCTACCAATCGAAATATTCTCTGGAGCTAGATGTTACAACTGCGGATGCTTCTCCGTCTAATGCTTCATACTATGAATATTTTTATCACATAACAGGGACAGATTATTCTTCATTACACGGACAAGAGGTGACGTTAAGCTTCTGGCATCGCCATACCGTAACAGGGACATACTGTATTCATTTCCAAAATTCAGCAGGGAACAGGCATTATCTTGCTGAATATACTCAAACAACCACAAACACTTGGGAGAAGGCTTCAATCACGCTTACGTTAGATACTTCGGGTACTTGGCTATTTGATGATACAGATATAGGGTTGACAATAACTTTTGTTCTTGAAGCAGGCTCAGACTGGCACGGGACAGCAGGTGCGTGGAGGAATACAAATGAAAAATCAACAGCTAATCAAGTGAATGGATTAAGCAGTGTGTCAAACTATATGTATTTCTCACAAGTTCAATTAACATTAGGCTCTAACGCACCTACCTTTACGTCACCTCCGATAGCTACTGTAAAAGATCAGGTGGAGTATTATATTCAAGTGTTTGGAGGAAACTTAGCTTATGACCATATTGCATCAGGCCTCTGTAGGTCTACTACCTCCGCATATATCAACTTACACTTTTCACCGAAAAGAGTGATACCTGCTATATCTAATGGAAGTGGTACAGCATCACATTACTCGGTTATGAACGCCTCTGGTGGTGTAGTTGCTTGTTCATCAGCTAATGTTTATGAAGTTGTAGGAAAAGATCATTGTAGGTTAGTAACAACACATTCCTCTGGTCTGGTTGCGGGAAATTGTGGAATATTGAGAAATAACAACAATGTGGCTGGAACAGTTATAATAGATGCGAGACACTAGAGGATATAATCAATGATAATTAAAACAGTAAAAATGCAATCGGATGGAAGCTATTGTGTAAACGATCAGTACGGAGTTTCCCAAATAATGGGGGCTAAGTACAACGATACAGTTCAGGAATGGATAGACGAAGGCAATACGCCAGAACCATATGTCGCACCAGAACCAACTTGGCTAGACAAGCGTTTAGCTAACATGGCAGACGGTGGCTATGGCACAACTGGCGAGCAATTCGAGATGATCGGAGAGCAAGGGATGGAAGTGTATCAGGCTCACATTGCAAAAGTAAAATCAGATATCCCAAAGGAGACTAACTAAATGGCAATCGTTATAAATGGCAGTGGTACGATCACTGGGCTTAGTGCCGGGGGATTGCCTGACTCCAGTATTCTGAATGATGATCTTGCAGGATCCATAGCGGATGGAAAGATAACAGGGCTTTCATCAAGTAAGCTAACTGGTGCTTTACCTGTCATTGACGGGAGTAGTTTGACTGGAATAACTACTGGATCGTGGGAATATGTTTCTACATCATCATCTGGAACGGCTCGTAGTTTTCGTAATATTTTCAGTTGGAGTACCTATCCGTGTTGGATGTTTGTATTTAATGGGATGTCAATGGATAATGCTGGTGGTGGTTTAGGCGTACAATTTTATGATGCAAGTGATACATTATCTACATCTGGTTATCAATGGAACTATGCTGTTTTGCATAGTAATTCTTCATCTTGGACTGTATCAAATAGTAATTCAGATACTTTTATGCACCTTTCTAATTTTCCCTCTAATGCCGCTCCATTGTGGTGTAACTTGTTGGTCTGGTATGGAGGCACACGAAATATGGTTACAGCAGATTGTGTTTGGGATCATACTCACGGTAGTAATTATTTTGGTAGATCCGTTGCAGGTGGAAGAAAAGGTGGTTTTGAATCCACAGGTATATATTTTAAACAATGGTCTGGGGTATGGCAGGGTGGTGATATTTACGCATATAGACTAAACAAATGATAAGGAGTTAGTATGAGATTAAATATAGGCCACGAAGATGCAATCGTTAGTGTAGTTACTCCAAGTGGTGAAGAAATAAGACCAATGACACAAGCAGAAGTTGATTCACATAACAGCGAGTGTGATGCTTACGATAAATGGGTTGCAGAAGAAAAATATAAAGAAGATAGAAAAGCAGAATACCCCCCAGCCACGGATTACCTTGACGGCATAGTCAAAGGGGATCAGGCACAGATAGACAAGTACATCGCAGATTGTTTGGCTGTAAAGCAGAGGTATCCTAAGGAATAAATTATGAGCGTTGATCTGAGCGAAACATCCAAGATTAATCTGGATGTGAAAACATTAGTTGGAATTGTTGTTATTATTCTGTCCATAGCAGGGGTGTACTTTAAATTGCAGGGTCAGATTGCTCAACTGCAATTAGATGTTGTCAGGATGCAAGATTCTCTATCGCTGAACACGGAGTTTCGCATTAAGTGGCCTAGAGGCGAACTTGGCGCATTACCTGATGACGCTAAACAGGACTTGCGAATTGAGTATTTGCAGAAATCTGTTGAAGACATGAAGGACGATATAGAAGACCTTGAGACGGGAGGGGCTAAATGAAAAAAGAAATTACTGCTAACGGTTCTACGGCAGTAATCACTACTGACATACCAATGGAACAAACCATTGTGATCGAGCCAGAGCCATTAAGCAGTGTGTCTTTTATGGGTGCAGAGGTTTCCTAAGGAATAAAGAAAGGAATAAAGAATGGCATTACAAAGAATAGAAAGAGATGCAATAGTAGATAGTGCTATAAACGCAGCGAAGATAGCGGACGGAACAGTAGTAGCGGCAGAGATAGCTAGTAATGCAATTACAACTGTTAAGATTGCCGATGATGCAGTAACCGCTGCCAAGATAGATGATGCAGTTACATTGGGAGGACCGTCGTTGGGAACTGATTCTATTATTCGTACCAATGCTAAAACAATTTCTGAGAATATAACATTCGTGGGAACAGAAAACGGAATGACCGCAGGACCTATTACGGTTGCAAATAATTACTCGGTAATAGTAACAAATGGTTCAACTTGGACAATAGTATAAGGAGAGATTAGTTGGCTTCAACTATCAAAGTAACAAATATAGATACACCTGATGGCACAGGAAACATAACTGTTGATAGGCCTTTGTCTGGTAGTGGTGCATCTTTGACTAATTTACCAGCTGGTAATCTGAGTGGTGCTTTGCCAGCTATAGATGGGAGTAGTTTGACGAGCTTGCCAGCACATACAGGCAACGTAGCTTTTCCTGCTACACAAGTAGCTAGTGCAGATGCTAATACTCTGGATGATTATGAGGAGGGGACTTGGACTCCAAGTTTATTATTTGGTGGTGGTTCAACGGGGATGGCCTATACAACTCAAAGCGGTATATATAATAAGATTGGTAGGATATGTCATATTCAAGTTCGTATTACTTTGAGTGCAAAGGGGTCTTCTACAGGTAGTGCCTATGTGACAGGGTGGCCTTTTTCTGCAAATAGTGGGGCTGGTGAACATCCCATACTTGTGCATTGTATTACAGCTATAGATTGGCCGGGATCAAGCCATACTTCACTTTTAGGTAATCTGTCTGGTACAACTTGTCATTTAAGAGCATACGGTGATAACGTGGCTCAAGCATCGTGTACTGACGCATCGTTTACAAATACTTCAGACTTTACAATGTCTGGTGTTTTCTACATTTAGGAGCAAAATAATGGCTTTAACAGAGCGAACAGAAATTGGCAGTATAAATGTATTACCAATGGGACAAATACAAGTAAGGACTGATACGATTATAGAACGTGATGGTGTAGAGATTAGCCGTACTTATCACCGACACGTTGTAGAACCAGATTCAGATACCAGCAATGAAGATCAACGTGTGAAAGACGTTGCTAATACGATACATACCCCTGCGGTTAAACAGGCATGGGCAGACTTTAGAGCAAGTCAGGAGATATAAATGTCAACAATTAAAAGTTCCTCGGAACATTTAACCCTCAATGCAGACGGGGCATCAAAAGATATAAAGTTCCAAGCTAACGGAGTAGAGAAAGCAAGTATAGTGGTGACCGTGACTACCAAGAGATTCAAGAATGGGTGGCTGAAGGTAATACGATAGAAGAAGGAGACTAACTAATGCCACAAATAGACATAGATGGAACAAACTCAAAGATTTCTGCCGATACAATCGGAGGACAGTCAGGCACTACAGTAACCGTTCAGTCAGGACACAATTTAGCAGGAAGTGGTTCTGGATTGACTGCTCTTAATGCTTCTAATATTTCAACGGGTACTGTTGCTGACGCAAGAATTTCTACGTTGACCGCTAGTAAACTTACTGGGAATCTCCCTGCCATATCGGGGGCTAGTTTGACGAGCTTGCCAGTTTCAACATACGCTTCTGCGGCAGGAGCAGGGCATACTGGTATTTCCACAAATCAGTCTATTGCTACAACGACTTTAACAAAAATATCTTTCACACATGAGCTTTATGACGATGACTCAAATTTTGATTTAGCAAATGAGAGGTATGTTGCTCCTGCGGCAGGGAAATATTTTGTAAGTTTTTCTGTAGGTATGCAGACTGGGTTTGGTGCAAGTCAAAGAGGCATCGCCCATCTCTATAAAAATGGTGCGGCCGCATTTTCACCGCTGAATCAAATATTCGCTGAGAATAACACAAGCACAACCTCAGCAATAAATGTTTCAAATGCGGTGGTGGTTCCTCTAGCACAGAATGATTACTTAGAAGTTTTCTTTATGCATTTCAAGGGGAGTACGCAAACTCTTGATGGTGGAAAATGTTGGTTGCAAGTATACCGCTTATCATAGGATAAATTATGAAATTTATAAAACAAAAATCAACAGGACAAATAATACATAGAGAATCACCTTATACTGATAAAACCCTTGATAATGCCGTCTTTACACACAATATAAATAAGGCTGATCTTGAAGTAGTCGAAGAAAATTGGACTGAGGATGAATGGACGGTGGCTATGAATAATCAATTGCCATATGGAGAAAGACGCAAATCTGAATACCCTGACATAGGCGACCAGCTTGATATGATATATCACGCTGGTTTTGGTGGTGATGAATTTCAAGAGGCTATAAAAAGGGTAAAAGAAAAATTCCCAAAGGGAGCTAACTAATGGCAATCGCAATAAACGGCAATGGTACGATTACTGGGCTTAGTGCTGGTGGATTGCCTGATGGGTCAGTAGATTCTGACACACTGGCGACTGGAATCGATGCGACAAAACTGGCTGACGGGTCAGTAACTTCAGCGGAACTGCAATATATAAATACACTTTCTTCTAATGCACAGACTCAGATAGATGGGGTTGGTGGGGGAAAAATTTTGCAAGTAGTTCATAATAGTACAACCACTAATTATACTGTTGGTTCTGGTGATGCTGATGTTACCAATCTTAATGCTGTTATTACTCCGTCAGCTACAACATCAACTATATTGTTATTGGTTAGAACTCATTTTTATTATGCAGGTAGTGATTCAGGTTGGGCAATGACTATTAGACGAACTGTTGGAGGATCAAATACTGATGTTTATTCAGATAGTACAGCTTATGCTTACTATGGTGAATCTGGTGCAACAAATAGAAGAGGTGAACTTTCTTTGAATTACAAAGATTCGCCATCTACAACTTCAGCTATTACATATCAAATACGAGCTCGTAAAAATAGTGGAACAATAACATTGAATGAAAATTCAATCGGGTCGGTTACAGCATTTGAAATAGGAGCATAGAATGAGAATAACAACTGGACAAGCACTTACATCTCTTTGTCCTACTGCTAACTTTTCTGCAAGTGAAGAAAATGATGGTACGAATGTACAAATTTATTGGGCTGACGAAGTACAAACACAACCAACTGATGCAGAGATACAAGCAGAGATAACTCGTCTACAAGAAGAATACGATAAAAATAAATACCAACGAGATAGGAGATCAGATTATCCTGACATAGGTGATCAATTAGATGCGCTCTATCATGCTGGTGCTTTTCCAGAAGATATGGCTGCAAAATTAAAAGCTGTGAAAGATAAATACCCAAAGAAATAACTAACTAAGAATAAACCTTGAGTAACTTTATATCAAAATCATTAATTTGTTTTCAAATTGAAACTGGAAAGTTTGCTGGTGTTATTTTTTTCTTCAAGGATGTATATGCAAAATGTCTTAATAATACCAATGATTATGAAGTGTCGTATTCATATGAAATTGTAGGTGGAAATTATAAAGATAGAGGATATAAAAAAGATCAAGAACATCTTAATCGTAAAGTAAATATACATACAAAAGAAGTTTTTATAAAAGAAATAGGTGATATACTTAATCCATTATTATCAAATAATGATTCAAGAGTTTTTGTACAATGGGGTGATTAAGTAATCTTACTTTATAAATAATAGTAAAAAGGACTTAACATGGCAGGAATATTAAATCTTACAATTGATCAAGGTACTTCTTATAGTAATGCTATTACTGTTTATCAGGCTGATGGTGTAACGGCTATGAATCTTACTGATTTTACAGTAGCATCACAAATAAGAAAAAATTATACATCAACTGCTTATCATACATTTACAACATCACTTGTATCACCAGCTACTTCAGGTAAGATTAATATGACCTTAACAGCGACACAAACAACTGCAATTAAAGCTGGTTATTATTATTATGATGTTGAAATTACATCCAGTGGTGGAACCGTTACTAGAGTCATGGAAGGAAAGATACACATTAAACCTAATGTAACAAAGGCATAGAATAAATGGCAAATGTAATCGTCAAGAAACAATTTACTGGTGATACAAGTGATGTTATTAAAGTTTCTTCTGATTCCGGTGGTGTTGTTAAATCAACTACTACTGGTAATCCATCAGGAACTATAAATATTACATCAAATTTAACTGGAACAAATGTTAATGATATGGGTGATGTTGATACGACTAATCTTGTAGACCAAAGCATACTACTTTGGAATGCTACTACTTCAAAGTATGTAACAACAGATTGGAACACAATGACTATTGATGGTGGACAGATTACTTAACAATAAAGGAGAAGTAGAATGAGTGTTATTCAAATAAAAAGGTCGACAACATCAACTGTCCCCGCGAGTGCAACTGGCGCCAACAGTGCTACCGCAGGTGAATTGGTTTATAGCTATAGAGCCGCGGATGGCAGTGGAGATGAGAGTGGAACGGGAAAATTATATATTGGACATGCGGATGGTTTAGCATCTGGTCGTACTGCTAATGTAATTGGTGGTTCAGTCTTTATGGATATGTTGGATCATACTGCCGGAACTGCAACTGCTAGTTCTGCTGTTCTCTTAGATTCTAATTCACATATTGATGCTGTTAAAACTGCCGCTCTACATATTGGTTCATCTGGGTCTGAAACACAAGTAACATCAACTGCAGCTGAATTAAATTATGTAGATGTTACTGCGGGTACTGCAACTGCAAGTAAGGCTGTCGTATTAGATGCTAATGCACATACGAGTGCTGTTAAAACAACTGCATTACATCTTGGTTCTTCAGGTTCTGCAACAGCAGTAACAGCAACAGCTGCTGAAATTAATAAGCTTGCTGGTCTGAGTTCATCACAAACTGAATTGCAATATGTAGATGTAACACCGGGAACAGCAACTGCAAGTAAAGCAGTTGTATTAGATGCAAATTCACATATTGATGCTGTTAAAACAGCTGCATTATCAATAGGTTCTTCCGGTTCTGAAACATTGGTTACTTCAACAGCAACAGAACTTAATTTACTTGATGGTGTTACTGCAACTACAGCAGAACTTAATTTACTTGATGGTGTTACTGCAACAACTGCTAAGTTGAATTATGTAGATGTAACAACAGCTGGTTCAGCACAGGCAAGTAAAGCAGTTGTATTAGATAGTAATTCACATATTGATACTGTTAAATTAACTAATTTTTATATTGGTGCTTCTGGTTCTGCAACACAAGTAACATCAACAGCGGCAGAGTTAAATCTGTTAGATGGTATAACAGCTATTGATACTGATATATCAAGTGTTGCTGGAACACATACTACACTTGCATCAGCACTGGCAGTAAAAACTTATGTTGATAATACTCGATCAGGTTTAGAAGTAAAGGATTCGACGGTTGTAGCAACAACAGCAAATCTTTCTGCTACATATAGTAATGGAACACCCGCGGGTGTTGGTGCTACACTAACAAATTCTGGTTCACAAGCCGCAATTGCAATTGATAATATAACACTTACAGCAAATCAAAGAGTATTGGTAAAAGACCAAACATCTACTGCACAAAATGGTATTTATGAAGTTACGACAGTTGGTAATGGTTCTACTAATTGGGTATTGACAAGAACAACAGATGCTGATACTGCTAGTGAATTAAGTTCTGGTGTTTTCTTCTTTGTTGAAAAAGGTTCTGCAAATGCAGACAATGGTTATGTAATGACTCAAGATACCTCAATTACTTTTGGAACAACCCCAATTGTATTTTCACAATTTTCAGGTGCGGGTCAAATTACAGCAGGAGATGGTTTAACTAAAAGTTCTAATACACTTTCTGTTAATACAGGAACAGGTATTACTATTACAACTGATAATGTTGTTATTGATACCACATGGACTGGACAGACTGCTTTAACAACTCTCGGAACTATTACAACAGGTACTTGGAATGGAACAGCCATTAGTGCAACGTATGGTGGAACTGGTTTAGATACTTCAAGTTCAACTGGTGTTGGAATTGTTACTAGTGGTACTTGGTCAACACCAGCACAATTAACAGTTGGATTTGGTGGAACTGGTGCTTCAACATTTACCTCTAATGGTATTCTTTATGGTAATGGTACTGGTGCAGTTCAAAACACTGCCGCTGGAACAACTGGATATTTTCTTTATAGTAATGCAGGAACACCTGCTTGGACAAATGTAGTAGACGGTGGAAACTTCTAATTTTTATAATAACTTATAATGGAGTAAATTATGGAAAAGATGGAAAAAGACTTAAAGTATGCACAACAATTGATTAATGTTTTACAAACAAAATTGAATGATAGTGTGGCATTGAATATTCAATTGGAAGCGAAGTTACTTACTTTACAAGAAGAAGCAAAGGTTTTACAAGAAGAGGATAAAGTAGATGGCAACAGTAATAAAACCAAAGAAAAGTGAAACAGCATTATCAGTACCAACTACGAGTGATTTAGCTGTCGGTGAAATGGCAGTTAATACAGCAGATCAAAAAGTTTATATTAGAAATTCTAGCAATACTATTGTTGAAGTTGCCAGTGCTGGTGGTATAACAGAAGCCACAGCAACTGCCAAAGCAATTGTAATGGCTGTTGCATTAGGATAAAATCATATGGCTATAACTACTAGACAAGGACTTATTGATTACTGTTTAAGAAGGCTTGGTGCGCCAGTAACAGAAATTAATGTTGATGACGAACAAGTTTCTGATCGTATTGATGATGCTATTGAATTTTTTCAAGAGTATCACTTTGACGGTGTAGAGAAAGTTTTTCTAAAACATACAATAACACAGACGGATATTGATAACGAGTATATAGATGTTGTTGATCCAGTTGTTAGTGTTTTGCGTGTGTTACCTATTCCAAATTTTAATGCTTTTCAAACTGGGTTCTTTAATGAAGAATATCAGTTACGGTTAAATGATTTGGAGAATTTCCGAAGTTCTACAATGATTAATTGGGCTATGTCTCAAACTAATTTTTCATTAGTGGAACATTTGTTTTCTATTCAGCCTACATTATTATTTAATAGAAAACAAAATAAAATGTATTTGGAAACAGATTGGTCTAATAAATTTTCAGTAGGAACTATACTTATCATAGAAGCATATAGAGCCCTTGATCCTACTACATATACAGAAGTATATAATGATATGTTCTTAAAGAAATATGCGACAGCATTAATCAAACAACAATGGGGAAGTAACTTAAAGAAATTTACCGGTGTTACTTTGCCTGGTGGTATTTCACTTGACGGCCAGACTATTTTTTCTGAAGCAACTGAAGAAATTATAAAGATTGAAGAAGAAATGAGTATGAAATATGAACTTCCACCTGATGGATATATAGGGTAATTTATGGCCTCAAATATATACTTCCAAAACGCATTAGCAGATCAGAACTTACTGAATGAAATTAATCGAGAAGTGATTCAACAGGCTGGTATAGATGTAATGTATTTGCCGAGAACTCTTGTCAAAGAAGATTTAGTAATTAATGAAGATGTTTTGTCTAAATTTAGTAATGCGTATCAAATTGAAATGTATATTAAGTCTAGTGATAATTTTGGTGGACCGGATGATGCTATTTCTAAGTTTGGTTTAGATATTCGTGATGAACTTATTTTAGTTGTTCACGCAGAATCTTTTACGTTTGCAACAGATATGGCTAAGCCACTTGAGGGTGATTTAATATATTTTCCACATTCAAAAGGTACATTTGAAATTAAGTTTGTTGAAGATGAACAACCGTTTTACCAAATTGGAAAGAATTATGTTTTTGAATTAACTTGTGAAGTATTCCAATACGGTGAAGAAAAAATTGATGCTGGTACTGATGTTGATAAAGTTGAAAGAAATAATGCATATGCTGTAGATTTAGTATTGGCTACTGGTGGATCAGGAACATATGCTATAGATGAAGTAGTATATCAAGGGGCAACACTAACAACAGCAACTAGTACAGCAATAGTTGCATCATGGACATCCAGTACTAGAACACTAAGAGTTAATAATATTGTTGGAACATTTGCAATAAATACAAATATTACTGGTAATACAAGTGGTGCAGTATGGTCACAATCAGCTGCAACAGATGATCAATTGTTACCAACAGTTCCATATGCTGATAATAAGATTTTGGAAACAGATGGTGATAACATATTAGACTTTTCTGAAATGGATCCGTGGAGTGAAGGAGACTTATAATGTTTGGTTATCATTCATATAATAAAAATATAAGAAATATTGTAGTATTGTTTGGAACAGTATTCAATGATATTTCTGTAAAACGATTGAAGTCTGATGGAACAACTGAGCGTGAATTTAAAGTTCCTATTGCTTATGGGCCCGCCGAAAAGTTTCTAAGTAAACTCAACCAACAAGATACAGTAACATTACCAAGAATGTCATTTGAAATTACTGATTATTCTTATGACCCTGTAAGAAAATTACAAACCACAAAGAAATTAAAAAAAGTAAAAACTGGAAGTACGACAGATTTAAATACAATTTACAATCCTGTTCCATATAATTTTAATATTACTTTAAGTATTATGGTAAAATATAGTGATGATGGAACACAAATTCTGGAACAAATACTTCCATACTTTACACCAGAATTTCAAGTCACTATGAATGAAATGTCTACAATGGGAGTTAAACGAGATATTCCAATTATATTAACTGGTGTTACGACAGAAGATACTTATGAAGGTGATTTTTTAACAAGACGAGCTTTGATACATACTTTGACTTTTACTGTTAAGGGTTATATATATGGTAGAACAACTGATCAAGGAGTTATACGTGAAGTTGATGTTAATTTGGGTGCTAATATGAATGATAAGAAAGATGTGAATATTGATATTAAACCAGACCCAACAACAGCTGATGCGGATGATACATTCGGGTTCACTGAAACAATTACTGATTTATAATAAGGTGAATAATGAAGCAAACTACAGTAGAAAAATTGAACAAAGTCCTCGACATCACAGGGGAGTTAGTTAAAAAAGAAAAACCATTATCCCCAGACGTGGAAGTAAACACCCAAGACCTTACATCAGAATACGAATTTTCACAAAAACAATATCATACTCTTATTGATAAAGGTAACAATGCATTAGACGAACTTTTATCTATTGCTAAGGCAGATGAAAGTCCAAGGTCTTTTGAAGTACTTGGACAATTGATAAATGGTTTAACAAATACAACTAAAGAACTTCTTGTTTTACAGAAAACAAAAAAAGAAATTGAAAAAGAGGTTAAAGATCCTTCAACAGTTAATAATTCTTTGTTTATTGGATCAACAGCCGAACTTCAGGAGCTGTTGACTAAAAAGAAATAGGTAATTTATGAGTGACCAATACTTAGGAAACTCTCTGCTGAAAAAGGCAGATGTTCAACATAATTTTACAAAAGAAGATATTGAAGAATTTATAGCTTGTCGTGATGACATTGTATATTTCTTGGAAAAATATGTAAAGATTGTTCATGTTGACGAAGGCTTAATTCCTTTCACCCTTTTTCCCTTCCAAAAAGATTTAATACACACCTTAACCGACAACAGAAATGTTATTGTAAAGACCGGTCGGCAGGTTGGTAAGTCAACCACTACGCTTGGTTGGTTGTTACATTATGTTTTATTCAATCAATCTAAAACGGTTGGTATACTTGCAAATAAAGCTGCAACAGCAAGAGAATTATTAGGTCGTATCCAGATAGCCTATCAACACCTTCCAAAGTTTCTTCAACAAGGTTTGAAAGAATGGAACAAAGGTAGTTTAGAACTTGAAAATGGAAGTAAGATTATTGCTTCTTCCACATCATCAAGTGCTATCCGTGGTTTTTCTTTTTCTACAATTCTATTGGATGAATTTGCTCATGTACAAAGACATATAGCAGATGAATTTATCCGTTCTGTTTATCCAACTATTTCATCTGGTAAAGAAACAAAAGTTATTATTGTATCTACACCAAATGGTTTCAATATGTTTTACAAGTATTGGAATGATGCCGAGAATGGAACAAATGATTTCACACCATTTAAAGTTCACTGGTCTAATGTACCTAATCGTGATCAAAAATGGAAGAAAAAAATTGAAACAACAATTGGTACTGATGCATTTAGGCAAGAGTATGAAGCAGAGTTTTTAGGTTCATCCAATACACTAATATCTTACGAAAAACTACAAGAATTATCATATAATGATCCAATATACAAAAAAAGTGATGTAGACGTTTTTAAAGAAGTAAATCCTACACATTCTTATATTATAACAGTTGATGTAGCTCGTGGACAAGGACTAGATTATTCCGCTTTTACAGTTTTTGATATTACAGAAATACCGTATAAAGTAGTAGCAAAGTATAGAAATAATCTTGTGGCACCACTGGTCTTTCCTAATATTATAAATATTATAGGTAAGAAGTATAATGATGCTTATATTCTTATTGAGGTAAATGATATCGGTTCACAGGTTTCTGATGTTCTTCATCACGATTTGGAATATGAAAACTTATTTTCAACAGCGTGGTATGGAAGGCATGGTCAGCAACTAAGTGGTTTTGTAAGTGGTAAAAGAGATTCACAATTTGGCGTAAGAACAACAAAATCTGTGAAAAAGATAGGTTGTTCCAACTTAAAAGCCTTAATAGAAGATAATAAACTCTTAATACCAGATTACGATATTATATCAGAATTAACAACCTTTGTTTCTAGTGCAAATTCTTTTTCTGCAGAAGAAGGGGCAAATGATGATTTAGTAATGACATTGGTTTTATTTGGATGGCTGGTAGATCAACAGTATTTCAAAGAATTATCTAATCAAAATATCAGAGATAATCTTTATAAAAATCAATTAAGTGAGATTGAAGATTTAACTACACCCTTTGGAATTATTAATAATGGCTTAAATCAAAAAGAATATGAAATAGATGCAGAAGGAACTGCTTGGATAAATGTAGAATAACAAATAATGAATTTGATGACAATATATCAATATAAAAAATGTAACTTATTGTAAAGGAGAAAAATTATGGCGTTTCAAGTAAGTCCTGGCATAAATGTCTCAGAAATCGATCTGACTACAGTAGTCCCTAATGTTGCCACATCTATCGGTGCTATCGCTGGTGGTTTTCAATGGGGTCCTGTATTGGAGAGAACTTCTATCACTACAGAAAACGATTTAGTAAAAGTATTTGGTAAACCAAATGATGACACAGCAGAGTGGTTTCTTACAGCTGCTAACTATCTTGCATATTCTAACAACCTCATAGTTGTAAGAAATGTTTTGGCTAGTGCAAAGAACGCAGTAGTTGGTGACAATGATGCAGGAACCGCAGCAAATGTAAACAATGCAACTGATTATGACAGTGATACCTTCACTGATCAATTGTTTGTTGCAAAGTATCCCGGAGAATTAGGAAATAGTCTGAAAGTAGAAGCATGTGACCAAGACGCATTTAGTGCTTGGACATATAAATCACATTTTGATAGAGCACCCGGAACATCTACTGATGTTTCTAATGCGGGTGGTTCAAATGATGAAATGCACGTTATTGTTATTGATGAAGACGGGTTGTGGACAGGTACACCCGGTGAAGTATTAGAAAAACATGCTTTTGTAAGTAAAGCATCTGATGCTAAAAGAATTGATGGTTCTTCTAATTATGTTAAAAATGTTCTTAGAAATGAATCAGCATATGTATGGTTGGGTCAAGTCACAGAATTGACAGCACAGAGTGTTGCAGCCGGTACTGCGGCAGGGCAACCTAAAGCTGGTGCAACTTTTCAAATTTTTGATAGTGCTGTATCTGGTGAAGAATATCCCGGTGGTTCATTAACACTTGGTGTCGATGGTAATGATTTGACTGATCCTGAATTACAAGCTGCTTATGCACTTTATATTGTTCCAGAAGTTGTAGATGTTACACTCGTTATGGGTGGACCTGCATCAACAACAACAGGTCGTTATATTGTTGATAATATTACATCTGTAAGAAAAGATTGTATTGCTCTTGTATCACCTGCAAAGGCTTCAGTAGTAACTGCTGGAACAGGTCAAGTAGCTGCACTTACCACAGATAATACTGCTCTTGGTTCTTCAAGTTACGCAGTTATGGATGGTGCATGGAAATATCAGTATGACAGATACAATGATGTTTTCCGTTATGTTCCAATGAACGGTGACATGGCTGGATTGTGTGCAAGAACAGATTTCACGAATGATGCTTGGTGGTCACCTGCTGGGTTGAATCGTGGTACGATTAAAAATGTTGTTAAATTATCTTGGGAAGCTACTAAGGCAAACCGTGATACACTTTATCAGCTTGGTATTAATCCTTTAATTACACAAAGAGGTTCTGGTGTAGTTCTTTGGGGTGATAAGACAATGCAGACAGTTCCAAGTGTATTTAATAGAATTAATGTACGAAGATTATTTATTGTTTTGGAAAAATCAATTAGTATTGCAGCTAAAGCAATGTTATTTGAGTTCAATGATGAATTTACACGCTCACAATTCGTAAATATGGTTGAACCTTTCTTGAGAGAAGTACAAGGTAGACGTGGTATTACTGACTTTAAGGTAGTTTGTGATAGTTCAAATAATACTGGACAGATTATTGACACAAATAGTTTTGTTGGTGACATTTATGTTAAACCAGCAAGGTCTGTTAACTTTATTCAATTGAACTTTATTGCCGCTAGATCAGACGTTTCTTTTTCAGAAATTGGTGGTTAATCTTATAAATACATATATAAACTTAAAGGAGTAATAAACAATGGCTACAATTTCAGATTTTAAAAACAATTTTAGAGGTGGAGTTCGTCCCAATCTCTATCAAGTTGTAATTAACACACCTATTTTGGGACAGATGAATTTAGAATTTCTCGGAAAGACTACTCAAATTCCAGGTTCTGCAATTGGTAATATTGATGTTCCTTATCGCGGTCGTATGTTAAAAGTTCCGGGAGATCGCACATTTGAAGATTGGACAGTAACAATTCTAAATGATCCAGATTGGCAACATAGAACTGCTATGGAAGAATGGATGAACCGAATTACTAACCATTCACAAAATAGAACATCAACAACAGCTAATGGTGTCTATGGTTCAGCTGCTGTTTCTCAGTTAGATCGTAGTGGTGGGGTTATTAGAACATATCGTATTCAAGATATGTATCCAACGACCGTAGCCCCAATTGAATTAACAATGGAACCTGATGGAGCGCCGGAAGAATTTCAGGTAACATTTGCTATAAATAATTGGACAGTTGATGGTGCTGGTATGGATGGTTCTAGTACTAATGGAGTTGATGTTTCAATTAGTGGTTCAATTAATATTGGTGGTGTAACAATTAGTGGAAGCACACGATAATTTTTGAAAAGGGGGAGTATTACTCCCCCTTTCTTTTTATAATAATATAGAGGACAACGTTTATGGCTGGATTTGAATTATTTGGTTTTGAAATAGTAAAGAAAACAAACAAGAAGAACAAATCATTTATAACACCAGAAAATCTTGACGGTGCTACGCAAATTGTTGAGGCTGGTGGTATATTGGGTCATTACCTAGATACAGGTATTGATGCAAAAGATGAAAATGTTCTTATTAAGAAATATCGTGAAATGTCTATGTCGCAAGAAGTTGACTTAGCAATTTCTGATGTTGTTAATGAAGCTGTTGTTCACGAAGATGGGAAACCAACTGTTGCTATTTCTTTAGACAATGTAGAACAGAGTGATGGAATAAAAACTAAAATATCTAATGAATTCAAAAACATTTTACGTCTATTAGATTTTAATAAAACTGGTTCAGATTTATTTAAAAAATGGTATATTGATGCAAAAATATATCATCATATCATAATTGATAAAAATAAAATAAAAAATGGTATACAAGAATTAATTCCAATTGATGCATTAAATATACAAAAAGTAAAAGAAATAAAAAAAGAAAAAGATCCTGTAACAAATGTTGAAATGGTAGCTGATACGCAAGAATATTTTGTTTATACACCAAATGATCATGCTATTACTGATGTAGTTCGTGTGGCACCAGATTCTATTTCTTATGTTCATTCTGGTATGGTGGACAATCAAAAACAAATTATTATAGGTTATCTATATAAGTCAATAAAACCATTCAATCAATTAAGAATGATTGAAGATTCACTCGTTATCTATCGTTTAGCAAGAGCTCCAGAAAGACGAATCTTTTATATTGATGTTGGTAACTTACCGAAATTAAAAGCAGAACAATATTTACGTTCTGTAATGGACAAATATAAACAAAAAGTAATTTACAATGCTTCATCGGGTGAAGTAGAAGATCAGAAAAAACAGATGTCAATGTTAGAAGATTTCTGGCTACCACGAAGAGATGGTGGTAGGGGAACCGAGATTTCTACATTACCATCAGGTCAAAATTTAGGTGAGATCGAAGATATTGAATATTTCAGAAAGAAACTATATCAATCTCTAAGCGTTCCAATTTCCCGTATTGAAGGAACAGAACAAACTGCATTTAATCTTGGTCGAGCTTCAGAAATTAATAGAGATGAAATAAAATTTACTAAGTTTATTGCTAAGTTACGACATAGATTTTCACATCTGTTCACAGATTTGTTAAGAATACAATTAATCTTGAAGGGTATTATTAACGAAGAAGATTGGTTTGAGATCAAAGATAATATTGATTATATCTGGACAAAAGATTCACATTTCTCTGAACTAAAGAACAATGAAATTATAAGAGAACGATTTGAAATTTTACAAACTATGGAAGAATATATTGGTAAATATGTTTCTCAAGAATGGGTAAGAAAAAATGTTCTTCAACAAACAGAAGAAGAAATAAAAGAAATGCAAAAACAGATTGATAAAGAAAAAGAAGAAGAGCCTCAAGAAGATGATATAGGTGATATGGAGGATGTTTAATGTCATTAAGAAAATCTAGCTTTATTAAAAATTATAAAAAGAAACTTTCTGTTACTGATTTAAGTAACACGAAAGAGGCTATTCATTATGCCTTTAAATTAACAGATAAATATGGTATAAATAAGTTAGATAAATCTATTTTTGAAGCATCTATTAAATATAATATTGAAGAAAATATATTAAGAGATAATATTGATAATTTTTTTGAAAGGGATAACAATGAGTGATTTAAAGCACACAATTTTTCAAAACATTTTAGATAAAAAATATACAAAAGCAAATAAAGACTTTGAAGGTATTATGAAAGATAAAGTTTTTTCTGCTATCAATAATTTCAAAAAAGATTTTACATATAGCCCCTCAGATACTTCTGAAGTAGAACCATCAACACCAGAGGATAAACAAGATGAATAATGTAGAAACACAAGATGAAGCATTAAATATAGCACAACGAAATAAAAAATCTAGGTTAATGAAAGCCAAAGGTAAAATTATTGCTCGTAAACGTGCTATATCAATGAAGAAAAAATCTAGTCCAGAAAAGTTGAAGAAGAAGGCTCAGAAGAAAGCAAGAGATTTAATTGCTAAGAAAATG